GAACATGAAGATATCTTGCTCCTTTGTGAACCCAGCATTCACAAAGTCTCCTTCACGCGGTCCACGCATGCACTTTAATCCGTATTCACTCAAACTATATCCTTTTTCTAATGCAATGTTTCTCATTTCAACATTGAAATCGCCGCTTCCTGTAAAGTACAATAGCGCAAATGGGAATTCATTTTTATGTGTCATCATAAAGTCCACGCGGCGAAAGATCTTGTGACGTTTAGCCTTACATACAGCCAAACACTTCTTTGGACCTTGTGCAAAGATATCAGTAACATACTTATTGGATGAAAACTTGGATATAATTTGGGCAAAATTAGCTTCATGATTCAATGTTTCATCTGGGTGTGTGATCAAGACATCTATGTCTCCACTGGTTATCTCGCCACGCCTATAGCTTCCAGAAAGCTCTACGATATACCGTGGATCTATCAAAGCAATTGTCTCCTTGATAAAAGCAGCGTGTTTATCCATTTCGGTGCGAGGGATGCGTTGAACAAAGTCTTCCCAGTACTTCAGGCCCATTTGTTGTTTGTCATTGAGCAATTCGTGTTGACGTGTCTTCAACTCCTCGACAGTCTTGATACCATGTTCATTCACAAGCTGTCTTGCCTTGACTGGACCAATACCATGGATATTAAGAAGGCTCTCTAATATCTGAAAATTAGCTGAAGCGGCTGCATTTTCCGCTTGTTTCAGTTTACCAGTTTCAAGAATCTCCACAAGCTTCTTTTTGATGCCATCTCCTACTCCTTTTACGCTATCAAGATCTTCAATCTTGGTGATTGGTATTGTTATTGCTTTTACTTGCTTAATGACGTTTGCGTAAGCACGAGCTTTGAAAGGTTGTTTGTCTGCAGTCTCTTTTTTGCGCATTTTCTCGAGAGCATCTATGATATCAGCCTTGCGATCTTTCATTATTCTATATACTTATATTTAAGAGGTTGTTAAATAAGACAAAAAAATGATTCTACTTCAAATTTTGATCATAGAAAGAGGCGTGTTTACCTCATGAGGCCTTGGCCAACAGGAGTCAGGGCCAGACCAATGCCGGTGCCTACACCGAAGCGGGAAGCATTGGAGATGCTTGGAGCAAACATATCCAGTAGGGAGAAAGTGGCGGCAGCTACTAGAGCAATAGTTAGAATTTCTTCAGGATTGGATTTCTTTTGGGGGATCAGGTAAGCAGCCAGGGCAACCATGGCACCTTCCAGAATATATTTGATGATTCTAACAACAATTTCTTTGCCATCAACAGAGAAGTCAGACATATTTTGTATATATTCTAGTTTTAGAAAAAAATATAATTGAGATTTATAAATTATATAAGGCGCAGATGTATTATTCTTTTAATAATGAGTTCCCTTGTTTCAGTTGCTGAAGCAGATTTCCTAGATCAGGATCCTCCTCTGCGCGGTCAAAACTATGTGTGTCTCTCATTTGTAAGTCCAGAGGATGTCATTAAAGGGAAAGAAGTGTTCTTCTTTGAAGAGTTTCTTAAAGGGCTCTCTGATGAGATGAGTCAGTTCTTTGATAACCTCAAGACAAAGTATCCGGAAGACGAAGGTACACTGAATGTGATCAAAGAACGATACTCTTATGTTTTCAACCGTGAGAGCATCAATGATGAATTCCAGTCTTTTGTGGGTAAGAACTCCTCTGTTTTGGAATCAGAGTATCACAAGCGCAATGACTTCAGGACAAGTATCCGTGGCATTAAAGTACGTGGTGTATTTGACACTCTACGTGAAGCCGAGATCCGTGCTCAGGTTCTTAAAAAGATGGATGACAAGTTCAATGTATATGTAGCGCAAGTAGGCTGTTGGTGCCCTTGGAGTCCAAGTCCAGAAGATATTGAACATCAAGAGTTTGCGGAGACTCACCTCAATACCATGATGAAACAGTACAAGGACAACCAGGATAAGAAAGATGCATTTTACCAAGAAAGGAAACGAGAGCTTCAGTTTAAGAATCTCAAGACCACCATCACAGAAGAGGACCCTTGGATGGCAAACAAACAAGAAGTCACTCCTACAACACCAACTTCAACAGAAATTACTCCGGAAATTGAGCCCGAAAACACCTCCAACGAATAGATAGCTTTGTTTTTATATGACCTTATCATAAAATAAGATATATCATGCAATTAGCAATAATCAAAGAAACAAACACACCCCGCGAAGAAGTGCACACATTAGTATTGCCATCACCAGCATATATCAATTTGTGTACGCAAAGAACAAATGCAACAGATGGATGCACTGAAATAAAAACAATTGCTCAATTGGATAAGCTTATTATTGCTACTGAGGAAAGAGTAACACAAATATTAAGAGCACCACGACCAAATAACAGTATACCTGCAGATATATTTCTTGGTCTTGAGGAATCCTACTGCAATTTGCTGAAATTCTATTTTGACACAATCATAAGTCCTGAGTATATCACGCAACCACGCTCTCCCTCTGCAACTTTCGATGACACTAATTTTGAACAAAAGGTGATTGTACACCTTGTGGAATCATTCAATAAGTTTCGTATGCCAAGAAATGGACAATCAGGAGGTGTGGGTAGATCAGAACCGGGCCTATGGAGAAAATTGTGTAACCGATTCAAAATAAAAGATGATCAAACAGTAACGTTTAATTCAGTAACTACATATATTCAGCCCCAGGCAAACCCTCCAAGAACGAGTCAATTAAATCCTAATAATTCACCAACTTCGTATTCTATGCACCAGGTGCATAAAGCGAAAAAGACGGCAGAAATAGAACTTGTTCCTGAACCTAAATCATTTGAAGCTCATTTGAAAGAAATACTTGATCATGAACCCGAGCTGTTGCTTCATATATATGCAGATAAGCTATTGGGATCTTTCAAAGATGCCGTGAATGACCATATTGCAGCCTCAACAACAGATCTACATACAATACTTAAGATGATTGCTAGTATCAATGCTCTCAAACCACAGATTCAAGAGTTATTGCTTTCAAGGCTATTTAGACAACATGTGGCTAGAAGAAATGTAAACACATCACTTGTCATGAGTATAGCTAAGGAGCTAGTATTTCCAGCTGAAAAAGCAGGTGAATTTACAACACAATTCACTGAGTTCAAAAATAAGTTCGTATTTGGGTATAACATAATTACCAAGTTTACAAGAGACGTTGACTATTTTGTGGAGCCAGCTTATCATATCATTATAACAGCTAACGATGTTCAAACAAATCTAGTTTTTTACAGTGATGAAATACAAATTATGTATAAATCATCAGAGTATAACAGCCGCCAACAAACTCTTACAGATTTATTTAAAAATTATAAAACACATGTCCTTGAAATAGGCATCACAGAAGCCCCTAAGAACTATCCCAATTGGAAGTGTAATAATTATGCTTTTGATGTTTGTTATATTGTCAAACATAGGATATCATTAAATCCAGATATCTTGTTTAATCTACTAGTACTACCTCATGTAACAGGCAAAGCCAAATGGTCTATGAGTATCAACAATTGGTTTGCCTCTCAGTCTGCACGGAATACTTTATTAAACCAACTGAACAACACTGTTAATGTTGCGATATATACACTTAGCAGATGGATTCAGTTAAAAAGACCGACACCAACGTCTGAACGTAAACATCTTCTACACGATTTTATTGATCGTTTTCTAGAGACTATTGGACATAGTAGCGTATATTATGATAGAAGGTTATACAATCCACAACTCAAGACACCCTACAACGCAATGGTGTTACCTGTCATAAATTACCTATATACAAACAGTAAAGGTAGCATAAATCAATATCATGCTATCATCAAATGTTATGATGTATATTTACAAAGGCTTATTGAGATATCTAGTGAAGCAAGTATAAATGTTCTATCCTCTTACACAGACGCTAAATCAAAAAATATAAAACCATTCTACCATATTATATTCGAGATCTTACTATGTAGGTATATGGGAGTCCAAAGACCTGTAGCAAACGATGATGAGATCACAGAATTTTATGGTTTCATTAATACGATGGTAAGTATCATTGCAGAAAACAATATACCTTTTACTCGCTTTGCACATGAACATATGCAGGATGAACTTATTGAATTATTGAAACATGGATTCATTACAGAACACAAAAAGCTTTTTATAAAATATGTAGTTTTCAAACATTTTTATCGTGGTTCTTGTGATGCATCTACTGCAAATGGAGTAATAGATTACATCTATAAAACATACGTGAAAGATAATAATACAGACAGTATTAATCAGTTGAAAGTAGGTAAACTAGAATGGCTTCAGAAATACATCACAGAACGTAACATATCATGTTCAGTCGATGATTGTGGTGCATTCCAATATACACATACAGATTTATCTTTGACGCCCACCAATAAATATATACTTGATATTCAAGACAATAGTCACCACAAGGTCCTTGGAACCGGAGATATCAACAGCTATGGAGCACTCATGAATGGTCTATTTTTAATCATTCAAACTGCCATAGCTACAAAACAAGATCTAAAATCACTCTTCGGTGAAGGTAAAGATGTTGTTGGAATGATGCATGAATACAAAACATTCAGTGACAAGTTGTATGTTATATTAAGAGATCTATCTCACAGTATTTATGGTGCATTCAAAATACTTAAAGTAACAATAGAAGCCGATGATGATAAGGAACTGACACCACTTTTTAAAAATGAAACATTGGCTATATTTGAAGCATTAACAGTTCCACCCGAGTTTCCGACGCTTCAAGAAGGCGGCAATGAATACTTTTCTTATCAAGGTAGACGTTACAAGATACGTAAGGAAGGCAAACGTAAATACATCATGACTAAAGATGGAAAGATATCAATGTCTCAGGCTCGCAAAGAACAAACCCGCTACGAAAAAAACAAAGCCAAAAAAATGATCCGCACATCAAAGACCAAAATGAATAGAAGCAAATAACACTATGAACTCGCAAATTTACATGTCAAGTATATACTGTTGGACAACTAGCAAAAGTCCCTTGATGTGTACAAAGCCAAAGCGTGGAGAATATGGTTGGTTTGTATCACTCATATAAAGATATGTTTTGTGATATATGTAACCACAATTATGGTGAACCCAAATGTGTTTTCAAGTTTACTACTGGCTATTCCTAGTTATGTTGCATCGCAAGACCCTAGAACATATGATGTAGCTATAATGAGTGTAGCATGTACAATTACAAGTGTTCTGAACCACTCTATGAGACAATCGCAAACTTTAAACTTGATAGACAAGACGTTGGTAAGAGCAACGGGTATTTATTATTGCATCAAAGCCGTCTATAATTGCAAGAATATATATCATGCGCTCACTTTATGGTGGGGGGCATTTTCAGCATATTTGTACACGACCAGACCATCATACTATTTTCAGCCCATAGTTCATTTATGTTCAATGATGGGAATGCTTTGCTACATCAAAGCAGAAACGATATAAGGCTTTGAAGCTTTGGTTATGTATGATTGACATCAGATTCATTTGTAGGGGTATCACGGCATGGATGGTATGTGTGTTCGTCGCTCTTGTAATTCTAGTCACAAATAGTCCAAGTGCAGACAAAAAGTTTTACAAGATTGGTCCCCATGAAAACTTCATCATCATGGGGTTTCTAATAAATACTTGGTGGAAGTACATGTTACTTGTACTATATTCACTATGTAACACCGTGGTAAGAACACTATTCAGCATGAAGTCTTGTCGCCTTGGTTAGTTAACAATATTCAAGACACCGAGAGGCAAATCCTTCTAGAAACATCAAAGCATGCATATGAAGTCACAAGCATAAACACACTTTACCAATGGGTGGACTGGTTACTTTACATGAACATTTTGCTATCTCAGATAGACATGGTGGTCGTAGAGATGTCTATGAATTTAATAGCTTCCAACTTAACAACATATCTTTACATCAGATACAACAAGAAAACAGACTTTGAAGAAACGTTAAGCCTAACAACAGCAAAATAATTTCATGTATCTAAGTAAATTAAACACTATGAAATCTGTAATTATCTTTTTGTTTTTTATTGGATGTATACTGATCATTCATGGTATTTATGAACAGAAATATAATGAACTCAAAAACAAATTACGAGTAGAGTACCGTTTCATTCCAAGAACATATTATGAAGAACAGCTCGCAAATTCCACTGTATCTTCCCAGTTTAAAAACATGTTTCAAAAGGAGTCTCCTTGGTATGATCGCAATATAAGCATTGGTGGTCCACCTGAAGTCAAGGCCTAAACATTGAAACATCAAAGATAGGTTCTACAATATCACATTGTAGAATTATTTCCTTATCATCTTCCTCTATGATTTCATTAGGGATGATGATACCTACATAATGCGTGAATGGCATACAAATAAATTCTTCGGGCTCAATTGTAGCTAGATGATACCCCGCATCTGTCATTGATTGAGGCAATCCATCAGGTGCCTTTTGTATTCTCAGGATAGCATCTGGGTCGATGATAATAGGTTCTTTCAAGGTTTTGAAAACATTCAGCTCAGACAAGCCTTCATTGACTTCTTGTGTTACATCTAGTAATGGTTTTACTCTTCTTACCTCTAGAATTGGGTCTGGGTGCATGCTATATTGAACATGACGAGCTTGGATACCAGACCGGAACCCAATGACATATGATTTGTCTTGGTCTCTGAGACCAATGCACTTATTGCCTTGCTTGATACAATAAAAAGAATTCATATAAAAATACTTAAATTCTTAGCTTTAAGTAAAGTTAGTTTCATATGACTTTCAAGGTATGTGATGTCAAGGCTGATGGCAGTTGTTTCTTTAGATCCATATATCATAGTGCCAAAGCTTCTGGAGCTCTGAAACATATAATCAAAAGACTCACATCTAGCGCTAATACAACTATGACTGAAACAGAGTTTGTCAAAAATGCAAGGGAGACACTTGCACATATCGTTCTTCATAAAAAAGACAGAGGCGTCATTAAGAACCTCTACAAACATTTGCAGACCATGGATAAAGCCACATACAAGACGATCTTAGACACATCCTTTCCATCATGGTTTGTGAGAAGTTTTCGAACACTCCCAAACACTGAAATAGACTTCAGGGAGAAGCTTGCTAAAAACGTCATGATCAAAACTCATTGGGTTAGTGAAGTAGAGGTTACTCTCATTAAGAGAGTCATAGAATCTAAGAGTTCATGGAGACTAAGGATTTTAAATAACAACGACCAGATCCCCAAAACCCCTACAAAAAAACGTGAAATAGTGATCATCAATGTTAATGAGGTTCATTACATGGCTCTTTTACCAATCAAAACATGCCCGGAAAAAACAAAAATCCTCAATCCACAAACAAATAGATGTGTGAACAAAACCTCATGTAAAGGGTTTGAGCTGCAACTTCAAGCTATGCGTATGTCTTCTTGACATTGACAAGTGGACCCTTCTTTTTCTTGAATGTGCTCATATCAAAAAGCTCATCTTGTTCCTCGTCTTCATCGTTGTTGAGATTTTCATTATGTACCAACCAAAACTCCTTGGAACCAATAGTAAAATTGTCGTGCATTTCTGCCTTGTACCAATAAACCTGATCTTCTAACTTATTACTCTTGATATTATTGTTGATGACAAGACATTCATAATTCTCGGTACATTGATCCATTACCATAGAAAAACAGTCAAATGTGGGAAACATACCAGCATAGTTTTCATAAATACGTTTTCTGTTATTAACAAAGGGTTCACGTAGAATAAAGGTATAATCCACGTTGGTACGCAGAGTTGGAGGGATGCCAAGTGGGTATTGCATAGTGATTAATAACATGACCTTGACGTGACGTCCATTCAAGAAAATGTATTTGATTGACTTGTCCTTCTTCCAACAGTCATCGTATAAACAATCATCAAGAAGTAAGAATGCCCTTGCATCAATATTGGTTTTACCATAGGTAGCATTTTCTTTGACAATACGCTTTGTTATGATCTTTTGACGTTTGAGAACATTCTCTATAAGCTGTGGGCTATACTCATCATGAATGAACAAGCTGGGAATGATATCATTATAGAATTGATTTGCACTCTCTGTTGGAGATATCACAGTACCTATGGGCATATCACGGTTATAGTATAACAAATCCTTTACCAGAAAACTCTTACCCGTATTACGGCGACCAATGAACACAACTACCGAATCATCTTTGATAGATGATATATCAAACTTCTTCAGGTGAAGTTGCATTTTTATTGTATAGCAATGTTTCTATGTTGCGGATTCTAACCCATGAACCATTACTAAGAGAGCTATGATTAGCAACATCATCCCATAGTCATTATATGTATTTGATAGCAATATGGCTCCTACAATCACACATAATACGTAATATACCTCTTTGCGATGTAAACGTGGTATTTTATCTATAAATGCCAAGATGACAGATATTGTAAAGGCTATAAGCATCCGCATGTAAGGATGTTCAAAAAAAAGATGCACAATCTGCATCATATACTTTTACTATATGTTTAGTTAGAAATCTGGTTCATTTTGTAGGATTTCAGGACATACAGGTGCAATAAGATACATCATCCCAAAATAGCAACACACAAAAGATATGATAAATGCACGTGCTCCATGGGCGAAACTGCTTTCTTCACTAGGATACATCGTATTCTTGGGCTTGGTAATCACGCATAAAATACTTATAACAGATGATATGATGAGACTTGCTAAGAAGGTATTCATTTTCTTTCTATCATGGTGACACATATATTTTTACTAAAAGAACGAATCTATTGAAAGTCGTGAATGCCTGATAAGGCGTTCTTTGATTTGTTGCTTCTTTGAAAGTACATTGCTTATACCATGTTTTTTATGAGACGTTTTTTCAGTGTTTAGGGTTATTACCTTTACATTTTGGTCTTTCTGTTCATTACTTTCATTAACTTGTTTCAAAACGTCTTCCTCTTCCAGGTTGTGTTGCTCTGGTACAGTCACATCTTCTTCTTCCTCTTGCAGCTCATCCTCTTCAGCATCTACAGCATCTTCTTCTTCCTCTTGCAGCTCATCCTCTTCAGCATCTA